AGCGGCCTTGCCGGATTTCTTGAATTTTGACGGCAGTCCCTTCTGCTGCCATGCGGTATCGACGGTAGCGAACTCCACACCTTTCTTGCCGATCTTGGCCTCGGGCGACTTGACCGGGCTCGGCTGTGGAGCTGGTTTCGGCGACTCCTTCTTCGGTGTGGCGGGCTTGGCCGGAGCGGCCTTTTTCTTGCCACCATGTTTTTCTGCCCAGGTGGCGTGCTTGGCGTCGATGCTCTCCTGAACCGCCTTGATTTTCGCGGGATCGGTTTCGGTAAAGAGCGTGGTCAGCTCATCCTTATTGGCCCATTGCCAATGCTGGACCTTGGTCTCCTTAGCGAGTGTCTTAAGCTCGGCCGATTTCAGCTTGCCGATCTGTTCCTGGAAGAGCTGTTTCTTAAGGGCGATTTCCTTGCTGTGGGCCGCGAGCATCTCCTGAGGCAGATCGGTCCCGCCGGAAACAGTCTTTTCCGCCTTGGTAATCGCGTCGAGAAAATCCTTGTAGCCGGTCGGCGAGTCGGGAACGACCACTGCCTTGGCGGCGTCTTCGAGGGACGTTTTCTGTTTCTGGATCAGCTTCTGCTTGGCCTCGTCGACTGCCTTTTTCTTGACCGACTCAGCCATGTCGGTACCGGCCTTCTTCTGCAGCGCCTCGACGAGCTGCTGCTTGTTCTTGAGAATGCCGATACCGTGCTTCTGTTTGGCCGCCGCGAGTTCCTTGCCCATCAGGCCGCTGTGGTCCACGCCGGGCTCCAGCTTGTCCAGCAGCTCGATGGTATCCTGCTTGGTCATGTTGAGGGAGATGTCGTTTTCCTTCGCCATCTCCTTGAGCTGCTGGGCGGTCATGCCTTCCAGACCCTCGGCGGGCGGAATCTTCGCCATCTGAGCGGCGAGCATCTTAGCCTGCTTGAGTTCCGCTTGCTTCAGCCCAAGCAGTTCGATCAGTTCGTCCTTGGTCCGCAGCAGACCGATCTTGTGTTCCTTGAGCTTGGCGGTGAGCGCCGCTCCGGCCAGGTCGCCGTGATCGATGCCCGGTTCGGCCAGATCGAGCAGCTTGATGAAATCGGCCTTGGTCCGGGCGATGGCCACACCGTTCTGTTTCGCCATGGTCTGGAGCTGTTTGACCGTCAGTGAGCCGAGGTCGGCGATGTCGCCGTTTTCGAAGGCGCTCTTCAGCTTGGCGTTCTCCTTGGCCTGGGTGTCGGCCATACCTTCCAGCACGTGGGGCGGAAGGATGCAGGCATCCCCCTGCGATGCCTGGGCGGAGGCCTTGGTGGCCATCTCGCTACCGCAAACAGTCATCGGCCAAGCCACGACGTTGGTACAGCGGCAGTGCGGATGCGCGGGTTGCTGAGGGAACTTGTCGATAGGAAAGGTCTTGCCGTCCAGCCCGCCGCAGACCGGGCACATGCGCTCGTCTTCCATGGCCAGCCACTCCAGCTTCTGGATGCCGACCCGCTCGTGAAACTTGAGCCTGCCCATATTGTGGGCGCGGAGGACCTCGGTGCGGGCGATCATCTCCATGCGGTACTGGGCCTTGCTGAACACCCGGCTTCCGGCCTGGCGAAAGGAATCCTTGTCGACGATCACCTTGCCCATGTCCCGGACGATGTCGTCGGCTCCCTTGCCCGTGGCGATGCCGTTCAGGATGGTGCGCTTGATGCCGCCTGCGAGTTCGCGGTGAACGTCACCAGCGAGCGTGAGGTTGTACTGAGCCATAAAATCGAGGGCGTTGGTGTCGACGATGGTAAAGACCTTGGTGGCCAGCTTATCGATGCCATCTGGCTTGAGGTCGGCATAGAACGGCAGCGCCGCGTCGGCGAGTTCCCCGATGCCCTGATTGATACCAAGCCGGAAGGATTCCCTGGTGCTTTTGCGATAAACCAGGGTCTGCTCCCGCTTGAGCCGCTTCATGGTGTCGTCGAGTTCGAGCTGGAGCTTTTCAAGCCCCTTGAGCGCGGCGAGTTTGTTGTCCGGCAGGGAGCCGAGGGAGCGGTACTGGAGTATGGACCGGGCGACCTCGTCCTCTGCCTGTTTCAGCGCCTGGGTGAGCTGGGCCGTGACCTGATCGTTGTAGCGGTTGCGTGCCGTCAGGCTCTTCAGGGTGGCCGCCTGGATGCGCTGCTTGAGGTCCGATGGCATCAGTGGGACTCCCGGCGGTCGATGAAGCGACAGGCCGGGGCATCGAAGGTGCGCTCGCTGTTGTGAACCCGGCAGTGGTTGGTGGCGGCGATGAAATGACTGCACTCGTCACACATGGCCGCGTCGCCGGTGGAGTCCAGATCTCCTGACCAGACCATCGCGGCCTCTGCCGAAGGCTCGTTGTCCTCGGCCGGAATGCCGAGCATCTTTCTGGCGCGAGGCACACTCAGGATGCCCGAGACAACCATGTCCACCACAGGCTTCACCTGCTTTTCGTCCATCAGGTCGATCTTCTTACTCTCGGTTTCGCGATTGGCGGCCTCGATGTCCGGGTCCAGATCCATCTTGAGCTGGAGGCTGGAACGGCTGATGAGCTTGCGGTCGTAGAGTTCGATGAGGAGTTTCTTGAAATCGACGGCGTCACTGGGGTCGAGGTCGTTGAAGATGAACTGGAGAGTTTTGTCGCCCTGGTCGCGCAGCTCCATCCAATCGTCGAACACCCAGTCGAGGAGCTGGCGTGCGGCCTGCTTAATCTCGCGGATCATGACCATCATCTTCTGCATGCTCACCGAGGCGGTGGCGAAATTGGGGCCGTCACCGGTCACCAGTGAGCGCGACAACCCCAGGGCCACCACTATGTCTTCCTTCACTTCCTTGACCTTGTCCTCGACGTTGAGGACCTGGCCGTCGGTGCCGTGAGTTTCGACATTGACGTAGAACGGCACGACCAGCCCGCTTTTCATGTCCATCTTGTTGACCATGTCGCGGACCTGCTCAAGCATCCTTTGGTCGGGCATGACCATCTTCTGGCCGAACGCGCCGCCCACCTTCAGCAGGCGAAACGGCGTGGCCCAGCGCTTGGCGATGGCCTGTTCGGCCCGGCGATAGTCGCGCAGCAGTTCGATGGACTGAAACGCGGGAAGCACCAGGGAATTGCCACGGGGTGAGAAGGCCGGAGCGTCCCACTTGAGATGCACCACCTGCTCGACGGGCAATGAAATGGATTCGCTACCGCCGGAGGTATCCTCGGGATATTGACGAGCCTCGATCAGATCGCCTTGGGCGTATTTCACCTTGACCGAGACCGGATTGACGCAGACCAGCTCTTCGATGTCCTGGCCGGACTGAGTGTAGCGCTTAAAGCCGATGGCATCGCCTTTCACCAGGAGCTGAAGAATCATGTCCTTAATGAACTGCGAGACATTCAGTCGCCAGGCCGCTTCCAGTGCCTGATCCTTGAGGGAATCGTCATCACTGGAGATCTTAATCTCGTCGCCCACTGCGAAGGTGCGCCAGGAGTTGACGCAGTTCTTCACCAGCGGCTCTTCGACGTAATATTCCCAGGCCTTGCGGGCGCGTTCTTCCCAGGTGGCCGGGATCGCCTCGGTAGCGTTGACCTTGCTGAAGGCCGCCGAGTCCAAGGCAGCCGCTGCGGCCATGGGAGCGATGATAAACCCGGTGGTGTCCAAGCTTTCTGGTTGTTCGTCCTGATGGGCGGTGCTTTCCACGTAGTCCTCTCGGTTGTTTGGGCCATGACAGCCACACATCCGGCGCGTGTGGGCCGAACCCGGCTTAATGTCGGTTACTTACCGGAGCGGAGTGGAAAGCGTCGGAGGATGCCTCCAGACGAAGTGTTGCCACTTCCTCACAACTGATAATGATTTGTCTGGTTCAGATAAAAATCGGGTTGGTGAGCACCGGCTTGAGCGAGACAACCTCTTCGCCGACCGGATCGAGGTTGCCTTCCTCCCGGATCAACATGGCGCAGCGCACGGCGTCGATGATGTGGTCGTTGCCCTTGGAATAGATGATCTTGCCGTCCCGCAGGGTGTAGGTGTGGGTGGTGAACTGGTCTTCCACCTCCAGGTCGTCCGAGGGGAAAATGAGCTGCTTGCGTTGCAGTGCCCCGTTGATGAGGCTGGTCATCAGCTCCTTGGTCCGCTTCTTAATTTCCTTGCCATCGCGCACCGCCAGTCGGGTCATGCCGCCGAAGTCGTATCCCTTGAGCCTGCCTTCCAGCTCCAGCCCCCTGTATTTGTCCAGAGTGAGCAGTTCCTGCACCACGGCCAGTCCATTTCCGCCGTTGTCCACGCCGATGCCTGCAGGGGTGTAGTACCGCTCCAGCAGGGCGAAGATCTGAGCGATATGCGGATAGGAAACGTGTTCCAGATGCACGCGCAGGATCATCTTCAGCAGGGTCCGCTCGCCGACCTCCATTTCCTGGAAAACAATGATCTCGGTAGGATCGTTGGTGTAGCCCAGGTCACCGCCAATCCAAAACTGGCCGCTGCGAGGCGTGAGGTTGAGCAGCATCTCCATCCGGTCGTGGGCCGCTTCCTCGGTCTCGCAGTCACGCAATTCAGAGTCGGTAATGACGATCTTCTGGTACTCCAGCAGATCCTGGCGACTGAGGTTGAACTGTTCGACGTTGAAGGCACCATAGGAGGGCTTGCCGTGTTCACCGGCCACCTCGTGCTGCCAGCCGGAGCTGTCCCTGCCGCCATAGAATTCCAGCAGTTCAGACTCGCGGTCCTCGGTCCAGAGCGGATTGAGCCAGGACGGCCAGCGGAACACATGGAACTGGTCGGACGATGTTAGCCGGTAATAGGTGGTGTCGCGTAGCCCGTTGGGTGTGGAGTAGATACGCAGCGTCCCCCCGGCCTTTAGGCATTGCCGCAACGCTTTCCAGGCCCGCTCGGTCAGCCACGCGCCCTCATCGACCCAGACACGTCCCACATGCAGGGAGCGAAACGCATCGCCATAGGCCCCGGCCGGGCGGAAATACAGTACAGAACCATTGGTGAACTCCAGGCGGAAGTAGGGTTTGCGATGGATCTTGGGCTTGCCGTACTTGGTCAGGGCGACGCTGTTCATTAGATCCGGATTGGTGTCGAGCTGGTACTCGATCTCCTCGATGATGCTGTCGAGGTGACCTTGGTGCGGTGCCGCTATCAGGCCCTGGCCACCCCGGGTGGTGAAGGCGTAATGGAGCGCGTCGGTCGAGAGCACGATGGATTTGCCCACGTCCCGGCCGTCGAGGTGGATGATGTTCTTGGCCAGGCAGCGCAGATCCTCCTCCTGGTGCGGCCAGTAGTCGCGGTCTGAGCCATCCCGGTTGTAGAGGTAGGCTTGCCCCCACAACACGGGATCGCTCAGGGTCGCCGCGAGTTTGCGCTCCTTGTCGGTTACCGCCATCAGTGCATTCCCGTCCTCAAGGCGTTGCCGAGGATGGTGCCCACCAGATCCGTCAGAATCTGCTGTACGGCCAGGGTGTTCTTTCGGTCGTGGACAGCTTCCTGAATGTCGATGATGGCCTGGTTCAGTTCCGCCCAGGCTCGGTACTGCTGCTGAGCCGCTTCCAGACGGCCGAGGGCGTTCTCGATCCGTCCCGCGCCAAGTTCGGTGCCGATTTCGACCAGGGCCTCACCAGCCTGGCGAACGGCATCGCTGTTCTCCTGCAGGATCTCTTTCATTGGCCTGCCTCCTGGTTCGTGCCGTTGGCCCACTGGTCAAGGGCGTCCACGGCGGTCTGCAGGCGCAGGCCAACACCGGTCAGGCGCTCAGCGTTCGGGTGGCCGACCTCGCGCAGCGCCTTGTTGGCCTCGGTCACATACTCGGGTGTGTGGCGGTTGACGGTGGCCACCGCCGACTGGATCTGGGCCGGAGGCCGGTAGGTGGCGCAGCCGGTCATGATCCCGGCCAGGACCAGCGGGATGGTCCATTCGAGGGTCTTCTTCAACATGTTGATCTCCTTTGGGTTATGGGTTTGGGGTACATGCAGAAAGATCTCTGCAAACACTTGATTTCCAACGAAATAGAAGCGTCATTGGATGTGACGCGGGATGGTCCCGCATCCACGAAAACCGGAACCGGAGGCAGGCCATGACCTACGACAGAAACCGCCAGCAGGCACTCAAGGCGTACCGAGAAAAGCAGGAGAGCATCGCCCGGCTGATCGACGGCATTCGCGGCAAGCTCGAAGCTGACGCGAAACAGTCGGACATCACCTGGGCGAGCGTCGGCTCCCTCGGTCACGTCGAGGAGCTGCTGCGGGAGCTGGACGAGTTCCTGTCCTGAACACACCGGGCCAACCTGAAAGGAGACATAGACATGACTGACTGCACTGTTCATCAGACCGCCGAGGCCTTCATCGGCCACCTGCGGGAAACCGGCAAAAAAGAGCGGACCCTTTACACCTACCGGAAGGACCTCGACGTGGTTGAGGGTTTCTTCGGCGGTGACCGCCAGCTTGCAGAGATCCGGATTCCTCAGGTCGGCAAGTTCTACAAGTCCGACATCTTGCTCAAGCTGCCCGATGGAAAGGACCGGGCCGAGCGCACCATCGCCAAGACTGTCCGGGTGTTCCGCATGATGATGGTCTGGGCCAGGGAGTCGGGTCGCATCGAGGAGTTGCCGCTGCCCAAAAGCACGCCCATGGGCCACAGCCGGATAAAGGATTCCAGCGATGAACAACAGGACTGATGACCTTGACCTCCCAGGCGCGGTGGAGGCCTTCGTTGCCCGCCTGTCGGCCGAAGGACGCTCCCTGGCGACCATAGCCGCATACCGCAGGGATCTTGCCCTGTTGGCCCGTGTGGCGGAGAAGCTGGCTGCCGGGATTATCTGCAGAGAGATTACGCCTGGGCTCCTCGACCAGGTGTTCTCCTCCGAGGCGGTGGCTGACAGTGAAAGAGGTCCGCGCTCAGCCGCGTCGCTCCATCGCATGAAGGCGGCCGTGCGGTCCTTCTTCGCCTGGGCCGTCGAAGCGGGCATAGTCGATGACAATCCGGCCCGGTCCATCCGCATGCATCGGCTGCCAAGAAAGCTGCCGGTGTTCCTGACCGCCGCCGAAAAGAAACGTCTGCTCAAGGAGCTCAAGGGTTGGACCGACTTCTCCGCGCTGCGCGACCGCGCCATGATCGAGGTGCTCCTTGGCACCGGGATCAGACTTGGCGAGCTGGCCGCGCTCGACATGGATGACATCGACCTCGACGCCAAGCATCTGCGGGTGCGGGCCAAGGGGAATGTGCCGCAGGTCAAGTTCATCAAGACCGACCTCCGCACATTGCTGCGCCGCTACCTGGCCGAGCGCCGTCGACGGGGCCGCCCGGAAATGGAAGCCCTGTTCCTGTCGAACCGGGACAGCAGACTCTGCCAGCGTCAGATCGCCAACCGGCTCGCCCACTGGCTGCGGAAAGCCGGGATCGAAAAGGAACTGACGCCGCACGGCATGCGGCACACTTTCGCCACCCACCTCTACGGCGCGACCAACGACCTGCTCGTGGTGCAACGGGCCTTGGGGCACCGGGACGTGTCAACCACTCAGATCTACACCCACCTCGTGGACGGCCAGCTCGAGGAAGCCCTCGAACGCCTCTGATCTTTTCGCAATCGATGATGGGAGCGGCCTTGGCTGCTCCTGTTTTCGTTGGGCGAGACAGTGTCGAAGACAGTGAATGACAGTGCCCGAAGAAGAACACTTCCGCCGATGATGAATGATCATGACAGTGGGTTGCATCCTCCCGGGCGGATCGGGAAATTTCGATTGACCGGAATTTCTCCTTCGGCGTCTGTCGGCTGCGCATGCCAATAACTGCTTGGCTTGTGCGCTCCGGGCGCGGAACACACATGGCAATATCTGCTTGGCTTATGCGGCTCGGCTTATGCGCACACATGCCAAGCGGATATTGAGAGCTGCTGGAGGATAGTGAGAAGTGGTAATGATGATCGGCGGCTGGGGAACGCCGATTCTGAAAGTGCAAGGAACACGTCTTATCCGCAATTCCACGTGAAGTTGTCTGCTGCAAGTCGCCGTGTGACGGGGTCATCGGAAAAGCCCTCCATGGTGTTATCCGCAATTCTTTCCGCGTTTTTTACGGCTGGAGGTCTTACCGGACGGAGCAGCGGCGGCTTCGGCCACCTTCTCGAGCAGCGCCGCCGCCCATTCCGCCGGAGAGGTCTGGGGACCTTGCGGCTCCTCACCCTCGCGGGCGATCTTGGTGGTCTTGAGATCCTTCATATGGCAGCGGATCATGCGGTCGAGGCTCTCGGCCGCTTGGGTGTTCCCTTCGATCTGGGCACGGACCAGCTTGACGGAGTAGACGCCCACCAGTTCGACCTGAAGGAAGTCACTGGACTTGTTGAACACGAAGTCCTGGTTGAGGCGCTCGATGATCACGTCGAACATGACCTTTTCTTCCGGGGTGAGACAGCGGTCGGCAAAGATGCCGTGGCGCAGGCGGTTCTGGTTGCCTTCAGGCGCACCAGGGCCGCGCCGGGGAGGTTCTGTCTTGCCCTCGTTGCGGTGCCAGCGGTCCATTGTCTCTTTGTCAGGTTTGCTCAAAGTCACATCGATTTCCTGCCAATGTTTGTTCTTTTATGCCGGGATGCCGGGCGGGAGACCGATTTAGCCTCCCAACACGCGCCCGCCGGTTCTGCGGTTACTTACCGGAAACGGCGTCCATCTGTCGGGCTTGATCCTGTTTTCGTTCGGCGGCGATGATCTGGTTGACCCGGCGGGTGGTCACACCGGCGAGGTTGGAAATCTCCTGACTGCTGATGCCTTGAAGATGAAGGGCCAGCACCAGATTGCGGCGCTCCTGGTAAAAACGGCTGGGCGCGGGAATCCAGAGAATTCCGGTGTAGTGCTTCTGAATCTGCTCGAAGAGTTCCTCGGGCAGGACATCCTTGGCGTTGGCGTAGCGTTTCTTTTTCTTCACGGCTCAATCCTCCACTTTCTTCATCCACGGCTGCGGCACGTCCGGGTTGTAGAACCGCAGCGTGCTGGGACGCCCGGACTTCGGCCCGTGGATAATTTCGATAGAACGCTCGGTGACCTCGCCAATCTCCTGATCGCCATCGACGAAACAGACCAGGCCGTAGTCCTCGCCGCAGGGAAACCGGAATCGCCCCTGGTTCTGATACAGCCGTGCCTCCGACCAACCCTTGGCCATGGCTTCCTCACGGATGGCGTCGACCTTGGTGACAGCCTGGGAAGTCACCGGCTGCTTACATTTCCAAGCTTGGTTCCCGGGATAAATCCAGTCCTTTCTGGGAACTTCGACGGGTTTCTCCTGGGGCTCGGGACGAAGCACGGGGGGTCGGTAGTTTTTTGGGGAAAAGGAATGCTGGACCTCCTGCAGGCTTTCCTTGCCGAACTCCAGGATGGCCAGCTCCTGCAAGGTGTTGAATCGCTGCCGCAGCGTATTCCAGGCATCCTCGGGGAGCTTTCCGGCCTTGTGCGCGGTCTGGGCGGTGACCATGCGGGAACGTAGCCAGGCGAAGTATTCTGGCGACAGACGGCGAAACACTTTGCCGCCGCGCTCGATATCGGTCTCGTTGGTCCGGACCCAGGCGAATTCTTTGATTTCAAGGTCTGTGGCGACGAAGACCACGTGGCAGGATGCTGGTAACGAAAGGACGTCGGGACTTGTTCGATTTGCGGATTTGGCGGAATCCGTCCCAAGATGACGGATCATGGTGTTCAGCAGGCTCATGGCAATTCTCCGGAAACGGGGTAGTCATCGTTTCCCGTTACTTACCGGAGTTGGGCCATGGGTGTCGGATAGCCGAAAGCGTAGAAAGGGGTTTCTACGCTTGGCGACCTTTCTACACCCCCTTTCTACATCTTAAAATAATTGTAATATCAGTTAGTTATATAAATATTTGTAGAAAGAGTAGAAAGGTATAGGAATATTACTCTTGTATAGCCCGATTTTTTTATGTGCAGCTTTCATTGAGGTCATTGAAAAAAATCAGGGTAAGGGGGGAGTAATCTCTGAAACCTTTCTACCCTTTCTACGCTTGCCACGAAACCCCTTAAATAACAGCAGGTTGCGCTGTAGAAAGGTGCCCTTTGGACATTCTACATTGTAGAAAGGTCTTTCTACACAAATGGTCCACGTAATGATTTTGCCAGGCAGCGGCCACTTTCTAATTATTTCGCCAGTCGGATAACTGTTTTGCCAGCCAGAGGCCAATTTCTAAGCGTGACGCTTTCATGGCTAACGTTTTTACCAGATAGGTGCCGCTTTATAATTGTTTTATTGACAAAAAGCTAATTTCTAACTATATTGCCAGAGTAATAATAATTTTACGAGGATGCCCTATGGAAATAAATGTTTTGGAATCTCGGCCTGCAGGCTATGCATATCTGCTTGATAAACTCGGGCTGACAGGCATTCCCCATTGGCATACCTCATTTGTGTCGTCATCGGGAACTCTCAGATCGAAGGTTCAGGATGGTGCAATTGAAGACATATACCCGACAAGGTATTGGCCCGGAGAAAAAGTCGGTGACCACCTTGAGTTTGCGCTGAAATATGACGGAGTCAACCTGGGCTTGCTGGCGCGCATTTTCGAACATACTTCCCAGAAAGACCTCGCCGAATATATCAATTCCAAGCCGACAGGAAAGTATGCTCGAAGGATTTGGTTTTTCTATGAGTTCCTGACGGGTAAGCAACTGCCTGTCGATAACATCTCTTCCGGTAACTATGTCGATGTACTGGAGGCAAAAGAATATTACACAGTTCAAAACGGAGAAAAATCCCCACGCCACCGCATTGTCAACAACCTCCTTGGCCCCAAAACCTTTTGTCCGGTCGTCAGGCGAACGGACAAACTTTCCAAACTGGATTCAGCCGATCTGCGTAAAAGGTGTGAGGATATTGTCACGGCATATCCACCGGAACTCCTTCGCCGGGCGTTGAGCTACCTCTATAACAAAGAAACGAAATCATCCTTTGAAATTGAACACATAAAGCCCAATGCTTCCCGGACTGAAAAATTCATTGCCTCTTTGGAACTTGCCGAAAAGGAGGATTTTTGCGAGAAGGAAAGGCTGATAGAGCTTCAGAACCGCATTGTTGACCCGCGATTTAAAGACAGTGACTACCGGTCGAGCCAGAATTACGTCGGACAGACGGTCGCTTATCAGAAAGAGATTATACATTTCATCTGTCCAAAGCCTGATGACCTGCCAAGTCTGATGTTGGGTCTAATCGATTCCCATAAACGGATGAAGGCGGGAAATGTTTCTCCGGTCATCCATGCAGCGGCGATTGCCTACGGTTTTGTATTCCTGCACCCGTTTGAGGATGGAAACGGACGAATCCATCGATTCCTGATACATAACATCCTTTCGCTGCAGGAAATGGTACCACGCGGACTCATGTTCCCGGTTTCGGCAGTCATGCTTAAGAATCCTGCGGATTACGATGCATCGCTGGAAGCGTTCTCACGGCCTTTACAGGGGCTCATTGATTATCGGCTGGACGAAATGGGTCAAATGACCGTCGAGAATGATACTGCATGCTGGTATCAGTATATGGATATGACATCTCAGGCAGAAGCCTTGTACGAGTTTGTAACCAAAACAATTGAAGAAGAGCTCGTGGAAGAACTCAGCTTTCTGGCTAACTATGATAATACCAAGAAGGCGATACAGGACATCATTGACATGCCTGACCGCCTGATTGACCTATTCATCCAGTTGTGCCTGCAGAACAACGGCAGCCTTTCAGCAAGAAAGAGATCGGCTCACTTTGATTTCCTGACCGATGAAGAACTTGCGGCCATGGAGCAGGCTGTAAGAAATGGCTATAACAGGCCTGATTAATCAATAGCCTGGATGGTATAGAGCTTGGTTCCGTATCGTTTTTGGCCTATTTGAATATCAAATCCCGCTCCCCTGATGGTCTCCAGATCATTCACCAGCCGCTGGGCGAATTGCCGGGATGAGTCCATCTCGAAACGCAGACCGAAATCCCGAGCGACTCGCTTGAGGGCCACGAATAGGTCACGGGAAAGCACCTCCCGCAAACTTCCATCGTCTTCAAAGCGGATCTGATAGCGCTGGACGAATTCCTGAACAGTGTCCGTCCGACTCTCTCCATAGACATTACGTCCATTGGTCTCGGTGGCGGTGCGCCACGCGTTGAACAGAGTTGACAGCGCTGTCGCCGTATAGTTCGACTCCCGGGCCGTATCCCAGCTGGTTCGGTTGAGTGACTCGATCTGCCGTGCGAATGCCGGTGCCAGATGCTCCAGCCCCTGTTCCATCTCCTGGCGGCTCGATCCGGCCAGCATCATCAAGTACATCAGGCTGAGATATTCGTTGCAGCGGCGCTTATCGTGATTGCCCAGTGCCCCGTGCAAAAGCTTCATGGCGTGTCGTCTCATACCATCCCGCATCATCGCCAGCACCACCCGGGTCCGTTTCATGATGGCCGAGATGATTAGATCGCGATGCTGCTGGATGCCTGCAACTACCTCGGACTCAATGAAACAATCATTGCCCTGGTTGGCGACATCAAAATTGATCACAAAGCTCCGGGATTGAATCTCCGAAAGCTCTCCGCACAGCGGTTCGATGCCAGTGGTGTTCAGCAGGCACTTGGTGCGCTCGGTAATGGTCTCGCTGTCTGTGCCGCTCTTGCGTTTCTCCTTAGCGATGCCGGTGATGCTGGTCAGCATGAAAGTGGTCAGATCCTCGGTCATCTGCTTGACCTCGATGTTGTCGAGGACGATGAGCGGGTTCTGTGAGCCGTCGGTGTAGTTTGCCGCGTCGGTGGCCTTCTTGTGCTGAGGCTCGCCGTAGAGCAGTGTTGAGGTGATTTTGCTGGCGGTGGTCTTGCCCGAACCGGCCGAGCCTTCGAAACGGGTCATGGGACGCGTCCCGGCAAAGTCGATCAGCAGAAAGCAAGACAACCAAGAGAGGATCAGAAACCGATCCCCCTGCGGGCAGGTCATGTTGCCGACCAGCAGATCAACCAGGAGCTTATCCGCCTCTTCGAGGTCAGCGTCCGGCAGAAACTTCAGCGGCTTCATCTTCCGCGAGCCGTCCAGGATAATGCCGTCCTCGTTGCCGCCGTTCTTCATAATCCGGATTTCGTCCGGGGTGATTTTAGCGATCTCGTGTTCCGGATTGTTCAGGTTGAAATAGACGGTGTATGAGGCGACGTCGGTGTGCAACCAGGAAAAGTGGTCGCGAACTTGCCCACGGATCATGGCCAGGCTGGGCAAAACCTCGAAAAAGGTCCTGCCGCCGCCCGTGGTCGGAACCATGCCGGTGTGCTTGTAGAGCATCGCCGCATAATGCCGCTTGCGTCCTCGATCCGGCGAGTCCATCCAGTAAATTGCGTTGTCGAAATACATAAACGGCTCGCCCGGGAGGGTGTGAAAGAACTGCGCCCCGTTGGCGTTGAACCAGTCGTAGGCTGCCTCAGCCGCCAGGGTGTAGTCGGGTGCGCCGTTCTCCAGTTCGGTATCGATCAAAACCTCGTCGACCCGGGCACGACAAGAGCCGGGCATCGCGCCGGACATCCGCTTGGCCTTTTTCTTCTCGTTCTTGAACTCGTCCTTGCGGTCTTTCTGGATGGAACGAATCTGCTCTTTGAGCGTGGCCATGGAGACACCACCGCCAATGCGTTCCTGTACTAACTTCAGCAGACGGCTTTGTTCCAACGGCGACTGTTCGGAAATCTCTCCCAGTATCGGCTCAAGCAGGCGATTGCGATCCTCCTCCGGGATGTTTGCTGGTAGTGAGCGCACGCCAAACTCGATGGGCGTGCTGGCTTCCACAAGAAGGCGCTCGAAATCCTTCCGGGTGTGTCCGGCGGCGATGAAATCGTTGACGTCGATCTTGGCGGTGGCGAGAAGCGCCTCGGCCACCTGAATTTCATCGGCGGGGCGACCTGCCAGGTGCTTGGCCAGCTCTTTCGGCCCCACGCTCATCGTCAAGCCGAACCGTTCGCTCAGCTCCTGTCGGGCTGTGATTTGCATCTCCGACAAGGGCAGCGTCACCAGCCGGGTGTCGATCTTATGTTCGGCCAGGGTGCGTGCGGTTTGCAGCGCTCCTTTGAGACCGGCCTGGGAGAGTTCGTTGTCCTGGCAGATGTAGACGGTCTCCACACCTCGCAGCTTCGGGATCAATCGTTCCCAATCGGCAGCCCGAATACGGACGGTGACCGGGGAAACCGTTGGCAATCCCAGTTGCATCAGCGCCAGACAATCGGTCACTCCCTCAGTGATGATGACCTTGCCCGGCCTGGCCAGCAGACAGTCTTCGTTGAACAGCAGTGCGTTGTTAATGAAGTCGGCGACGTAAGGCCGCTGGTGTTCGTCGTGAACTGGCAGTTTCTTGTATTTCCCTTGCTCCCAGTTGGCGTCCGGGGTCCACGGTGTCTTGCGGCCGATCATGAACACGACGCGCCCTCGGCTCCAGTACGGGAAGACGATCCGGCGTTCGAAGAACGGTGTCAGGCCGTCCTGGCTGGTCGGGCGAAACGCGCCGGTGGCGGTGAGCTCCCGCTTCGAGAAACCGTCCGTGCCACCCGTCAATTGGGCGACCACGCCGGATTCGTTATCCGCGTAGCCGATCAGGAGATCGTCGATGGTCTCGTCGTTCAGGGCGTACTTGGACTTCAGCCAATCGAGAACCTCCGGAGACTCCTTGAGCCGGGCGTGATAGATCCTGGCCAGGCCGGTCAGCGCATCCTTGACTCGCAACTCGAAGGCGCGGTCAGCCTCCGTTTGGGCCAGACGTTCCTGGCTGAGACCGTAACGCGACAGTGGCGGCAAGCCAGCCTTCTTGGCGAGGTAATCCCGGGCCTGGCGGTGGCTGTCCGGCATCGGTCCCGATTCTCCGGCGGTCACAGTACCCGACTGAATGAACTCCACAAGCTGAAGCACGTCACCGCCCACGCCGCAGCCGAAGCAGTACCAGCCTTGCTTGTCCAGCATCACGTGCAGCGAGAGACGCGACTGGCTTTGATGATTGGGGCAATCGCACATCAGGCGCTGCCCTGACTCCTGGGTGATCCGTCCAGGTAGGAGCTCGCGAGCCACATCACCAATGTCCATCTCGGTGATGAGTCGATAATATTCCCTGACGTTATCCGTTCCGCTCATGCTCATTCGGCCCCCGCATGTTGAGCGGCATCCAGGAACAGGGGCAGGAAGGTTCTGCGGTCGTCAACCTGGCAGCGTTTTGCGCAGTTCTGAATACCCCAGTGGTCACCCAGAACAATGGTTGTGCGGCGGGCGCGAGTCACCCCGGTATAGAGCAGATTGCGATGGTGCATGAAGGAATGGGCCTTGTGGATCACGACCACGGCGCAGGGAAACTCGGACCCCTGGGTTTTGTGGATCGTGAGCACATAGGCGAGCTGCAGGTCCTGTAGGTCGGAAGAACCTTTTTCGATCTCCACCGGCAGGCCGTCGAAGTCGATGACCAGGGTGCCGTTTGCAAGAACATCGATCACATAGCCGATGGCTCCGTTCATCACGTTCAGGTCGTAGTTGTTCCGGGTCTGGATTACCTTGTCGTGCTTGAGAAACGGAGCGCGGCGGCCCGTGGCGATGGGCGGCACTTCGGTATTCCAGAGCTTTCGTTGGATGAGTCGCTGTAGTTCCTCGTTGAGCTCCTTGGTGCCGAGCGGTCCCTTGTGGGTGGGCGTCAGTACCTGCACGTCCTTGATGATGTCGAAACCCAGGGCGTCAAGTCGCTGCTGGAACAGCTCCAGCAGGAAAGAGCGTGCCGCCATCGGATCGGTGAACTGGTCCACCAGATACCAGTCCCGGCGTCCGGATACGGAAATCTCGCTGGTTTTTCGCACCTCGCCTTTGAGGATGGCGGTACAGTTTTCCTTCAACACGCCAGCTTGGCGCACGACCTTGTCGAGAATGACTGTGGGAATGGCGCGTGTCTGGATCAGATCGCGAAGGATGTTCCCGGGTCCCACCGGCGGGAGCTGATTGTGGTCACCTACCAGCAGAACCATGGTGTGCGTAAGATCCACTGCCTCGAAGAGGTGCCAGGCCAGCGACACGTCGACCATCGAGAACTCGTCGACCACCAGGACGTCGGCATCGATGGGATTGCCCCTGTTGCGCGAGAAGCCCTTGCCGTCATAACCGAGCAGGCGGTGGATGGTGGTGCCGCTGCGACCGCTGACTTCCTCCAGGCGCTTGGCCGCCTTACCGGTCGGCGCGGCGAGCACGACCTCCAGATCGCTCTCCTCGCAGATGGTGTTGATGACCGAAATGGTGTAGCTCTTGCCCGAACCGGCTCCCCCCGAGATCAGACTGATGCTGTGCTTGAGGGCCGAGCGGACTGCGTCGAGCTGCTTCTCGTTCAGCGTTGCCGCGCAGCGTCGAATCAGGGCGTCGAGTTTCTTGACGGAATGGAAATGAGGGTTGGGCGTTTCGGCCTGGCCGAACAGCGAAGCCAGCTCCCGCTCCATGCGGACGATCTCCGGCAGAGCGACGACGAAGCGCCCGCCGTGCGAATCACAGGCAAGCGCGTGTTCGTCGATAAGTGCATCAAGGGCGCTCTCGACACGGACCCGGCTGTCCAGGGCATCCATAACCAGCAGCAGATTGGCCTGGTCGACCAGATCTTCGTATTCGTTCCAGCAGTGGCCATTGTCCAGGGCTTCCCGAACACAGAAATTCAACCCGGCCCGGATACGGGGAGTGTGGTCCTTGGGGGTGCCCAGCTTACGGGCGATCTTGTCGACCTTCTTGAAGCCGAATCCCCGGATCTCCCGAATGAGGATGTAAGGGTCTTCCTTCAGGACATCGAGGCAGTTGCCGCCGAGCTTTTCAACGAGGGTGGTGACCTGATGGTGGGTCAAGCCAAAGGCCGATAGCCAGGCCATGACGGTGTTGACGCTGCGGTTTTTCAGCCATTCGTCACGAAGACGCTGCGCAGAATCCTTGGGCAGGCGGGCTGCGAGCGTGATGCGCTCAGGGTCCTTCAGGAGGGTCTCTTCAAATGCATCGCCGAACGTCTCAACGATCAACCTGGCCTTGGCCGGACCAATGCCTTTGATCTCCGGATGGTTGGCCAGATAGTGGACCAAACCCTCCGGATCGAGCTCAAGGTCGTGCTCCATACCATCAACCTTGAACTGGCGGCCGTACTTGGGATGGGTGGACCACGTCCCGAGCAGAACCACAGGCTGATTCTCTCGGGCGAACAGGTTGCCCGCGAACTGAACCTCTTCCCCGGTTGGGGTGAGTAGACGGCCAGCGGAAAACTTCGGTCCGGCATAGTAGACGCGCTCTATTCTTCCCCGGAGTCGCGCCGGGGTACTCTCATTTCTTTTTGGCATTTCGCGATCCTCCGGTGAAAACGTGTCAAAAACTCCTCGACAAAACGGCAGGCGGCCTGCCGATCCGAGCAGAAGTAGACGGGAACACCGAAGTCGACGACGATGGAGGCGACCGTTCCGATCAGCGCATGCGGGTGGGCATCGCTGCGGTATCGGCCATCGACCAGATCGCGGAAATTGCACTCGACAACCACACAGGCAGCCTCGAAGGCGGAGAGCTTTTGCAGCTCGCGGTGGAACCGCTTGCGCCCCCGGATGACGGTGGAAACGAAATCCGTCATGGATTTGCGCTCCACCGCCACCCGGTCTTCAAGGCCGACCAGTGAGTAGTCACCGGCTGGCAGCGCCTTACGGACCGCCGAAACCTTGTCGGCATCGAAGCTGTAGGGCTCCTGTTCGCGGGTATCGATGACAACGGTGATCCGGTCCATCATCAGAACGGAATCATGTCGTCCATTGCCGCGCCGGGAGCCCCGACATCGTCGGCAAGAACAATGCGACGGTTGAGGTAGATGTTTTCGTTTTCACCGCGAGTGCGCTTGGTCACCTCCAGTTTGACGTTCAGAAGCTGTTCGAGTTGGCCGGGAAGATCGGAGAGCCGTTGAAGCTGCAGCCCGCAGGTGAAAAGGTCCTGCTTGAGCCACTTGATGTTTTCATTGCTGGCCATGACGTTATTGCGCCACAGCAAGCGTCCCTTGTGGTTCGGTGCGAGAATGCGCAGCGTCCATTTGAGCATGGGGTTGCCCGAGGTCTGGGCGCGGGTCAGTTCGACCCGGTCGACATTGACCTGGTACTTGCCGTCGGGAACGGCCTCGAACTCACGTTCCTCGACTTCAGCAGTTTCGAAGGCGTCATCGAACTGCGCCAGGTCGAGGTTGCTGTTGGATTGGTTTTCGTACTGTTCCATGGTCGGATCTCCTTACTGTTGAGGTTTCGCCGCCGCACTCGCGGTCGGCTCCGGCTTCGACCGTGCGGCACTCGCCGCAGCTACGGTTGCCGTGTTGTTGAACGCTTTTATGAAGCTCATAAAATCAAGGGGGATGACTTCGGGGAGTCGGCCGGTGCGGTCACCGGCGTCGTAGTTGGGACTGGGCTTGGTGCGCATCACCCGTTGCCAGACAGGCTTGCCGTCCTCGCCGGGTTTCATGTCAAGGTCGCAAAAGAGGATCAAATCGACCAGTCCGGTGACCAGCTTTCGCGCTTTATCCGGCAGCGTTGGAACAATGCGGGTGTGCTTGCCGGTGCGGGTTTCGATATCCCGCTCCTGTGAGTGCGAAATCAGGATCAGCCCGTAGGGCAGGAAGGCAAGTTTGTTGATTACCCGCTGAAACTCGTTGTTGATCAGCGCATAGCCCTTGCCGTAGCCAAGGTCAGACTCGTGCTCGATCTTGAACTTTTTGCAGACGTAGTCCGAACACATCTTATAAGCGTTATCCACCGTATCGAGGACGATGGTTTTGAACTCATGCTTGCCTTCAGCGATCTCCGCACAGGCCTGCAGCAGGTCATCCCAGCAGGTAATCGGCGTCTGGAACACTTCAAGGGCGTTCAGCCCCGGCTCGGTCGCCAGGAACAAGGCATCCTCGGCTCTGGAGCACCAGGTGCTTTTGCCGATTTTGCTCGGGCCATACACTAAGGCGGTGAGGTCCGAGAGTGTGTGTTTGGGTTTGGTTCTAGTCTTGGGAAGCATGGCTTCGTCTCCTTATGGTTGGGATTTCAAAACACCGGAGCGGCGTCTTCACCGGCTCCGTCCCGCAGCTCTTCGTGCGGGGCGATCCGTTGGAAATGGTTTTCGATAACGTTGGGGTTTCCGCCCGAACGGCAGAGCTGGAAGTAGGCGCAGGGTCTTCCGTACTGAAAACAGAAACCGGTATTGCGGTAGAAGACATTGCGTCGACGGGCGTCGAGCATGGCCTTGGAGAGTTCCCACAGCTCGGCCCGCAGCTCTTCGAACTGATCGCGGGAGATGTAGAGCATCTCGCGGTGGAACATGCCTGGCTCGAGGTACTTTTCCTGGAGCCGCTGCTGAAAGGCGTCGTCCTCCTCCGGTAGTTTGCGTTTGGCGCTGCTCTTGCCGGTTTTCGACTTGGCGATCAGCTCGTCTCGGCGGGCTTCGTATTCAGCTTCGGTTTCACCTTTCCCCTGACGTAGTCGGGCTTTGACCAGGACGTTATAGATGATGCCGCTGACCGTGATGCCGAGGGTCTGCTCCAGGTACCAGGCGTAGAGAATAATCTGGAAGTCGGTCCACAACCGCTCCAGATAACTGGCGTCGATCTGCGCGGCGGTTTTGTGTTCGAGCAAGAAATACTGACCGTCTTGACGGACAATACCGTCCACCTTTCCGGCAAGGATGAAACTGCGAGACATGGCACCGGTCGCCGGATTGATGATGTGGCCTTCAAATGTTTTCTCGAGGGCAATGACCTCGAAATCTTCGGCCGGGTAGCGTTCCGCATAGGCGCTCATCATGGCTCTAGCCAGGTGCCAGTCGGCCTGTTGATGGTCGTCCTGCGCCCGGTTCGGATAGGTCCTGTCGATGTGGTCGAGGACATTGGCCAGATCCCGCTCACCGTGCCAACATTCCAGACAGTCGTGGATGACTGCGCCGAAGGCCAGGTTGGGATCGCGCTCGAGCGGCACCAGTTCGTCGATGTAGCGCCACTTGCAGGCCATACGACAGTTGCGGAACAGCCGCCACATAGAATAGGTGGTGGTCATCAATTCGCTCATACCGCCACCCCCGTGGCAGCGGCAGCGGGCGCGGCATGACGTTTGGAGGCACAGGCGCAGCCCGAGGGCTGGGAACGTTCGATCATTACCGAACGTTCACCGTATTCCTTGGTGGCGAAGCCGGTGAAGATGCGAGCCAGGTCGCTACCGACGTCGGATGATGCGTCGATCACGCAGGTACGACTGGATTTATCCAGGTTGAAGCGGCTCTCCATACGCACCCGGGAACGTCCATGCAGACTTTCGACGGCAAGCATCGCCAGCATGAAGGTGTCTTCCAGTTCTTGCGCCGGGACCGATTCGTCAAAACGGAATTTATAAGTGTCGTGAGTCATGGTTGATCTCCTCTTGATTCAGGTTCTGGTTTCCGAGGCCCCGGATGGCCGCACCATGCGGCACGGTGCTTACTTACCGGAGCCGGGGCTGATGCGTCGGAGATCACAGGTAGTCCTCAAGTCCGGCCTCGCGGAACGCGTCACGGAGTTTGCTCAGCCGGTCGTAGAGGGTGGTGCGGGGAACGCCCATCTCCCGGGCGATTTCTGCCATGGTGTCGTCGCGCAGGCGTTCGCACAGATCCCGTAGCTCATCCGGCAATGAGGCAATCGCCCGGTCGAGATCCATGCGGATTTCATTGGCGACCCGTTCCCTGGTCATCCTTGGGTGGCTTCCCAGTGAGCCATCGCTATCAAGAAACTCAATGCGCTCGGTGGTGTCGCCTTCGCCGTTGTCCAGGGGTTCGTTGAGTGATGTTTGGCAGAGTCGCCAGTCCCGGCATTGGGCGAACCTGGCTTCAAGAATGGTCGAGATGTGACGCTCGACGATCCGCGCCATGAAGGTGGTCTTCTTGGCCTTGGCTGGGTTGAAATGCCGCATCCGTTGCAGCAGATCGATCATCAGTTCCTGTTCGAGATCAGGTCGGTCGTGTTCGGTAAATCCGGCCTTGCCGACCAGTTGACGTGCTTTGTGCCGAATAAGGTCGGCGGCATACTTGTCGATGCCATCGTAAGAATTGTGTGAAACCATCGGAGCCTCCTCGGAGCGAGGAGGAGGTCCGCGTGGGTGTCGGCACGGGCCAGATCACAGGACAAAGCTGTCGCGTGGGCGAAGGGGTCGCAGGTACGCCGCCAATTGCCGTATTCGGCTCGGCGACACCCACAACAGCCTCCGCCATGCGTCCAGCTTGTTGTCCAGTGTCTAAGGGTTAAGGTCGTTACGTGTTCAGGCTGCCCGTTCCTCGATGCGCATCAGGAAAGGCAGGCCATGCTTGATCTCGATTAGGCAGACTTTTCCGCTGCCCATCTGTGAGAGCTTCTCCAGCAGCGTCACAACCTCTTGCTTGAGAGTGAAGTCATCCTGGTCGCGCTCAGGCCTGGGACCGATCTGTCCGCCCAGCTTGATTTCGCGCTCGATGACCGTGTCAGGGGTGAGTTCCGGTTCACCGTCGTGAACGGGAATGTTGGTGATGCGGCCGAAGTTGATGTCTTGCATCAATTCGATGAGTCGCCGCTTTGGTGGGGTGAGGGTTGCTTTGTTGACTTGTGCCATTGCCAGTCTCCTTGTTCGGAAGTTCTGGCACGCCCGGTGGCCAACACTCTGTTGACCAATAAAAAAACGCCGGATCGCGCCTTCATTGGGGAAGGCGCTACATCCGGCGTCGTAAGAGCTACATTTGGCGTAGCGGAATTTTTTTTTAGTTTTTTCTTCCTGGAAGGCCCAGGGTCATTCGTTGACTATGGGGCGGACCTCCCAAACGATCTCCTCTTCGGTCCGGTAGACCGGTTCGTTGCCACACTTAATGGATTCCTTCAGGTGGGCAGCCAGCGGCTTGTCGTACTTCTCCAGATACTTGATGGCCCGGTTTACGGCGTTCCGGAAGGCGTCACGGACGTTCTTTCGCTTGTCGTTGGATTTCCGGAGTTTGCCACCCAAGCCAACAGCCTCGTTGATCGCTGTGGTCACCTTTGCCATTTCTTCTTCAAGCCGCTGAATCTCGGCATCGTTGTTTTCTGCCCGGGCGTCTTCAATCTCTCGAAAGAGTTCGTGAGCAGTCTCCCGGTATTGCTCGACGGCCTTGCGGTCGGCAACAAAACCAGTATCGCCCAGCGGAACTCCTTGGGTAACTTGAAACCCATCCTCGGTCTCGTTGGAGTCCAGAAATGTGTTGCAGCTATTGATGGCAAAACCACAGACGATTTCGTAGACTGAGGTCTCTTTATTGGGTCTCGCCAAGAGGAAGTTGATGTACTCTGCCCCTTTATCGACTCCAGTCACCAGCACTTCGGCGTTGCCGTTAAACCGTGCAGCCCATACGCCGCCGCGCTTGCGGAAGTAGTTGTCCGGCTGCTTCTCCTCAACCGGAATAGCAGGGACTGAGATCACCGAACCGGATTCGTACACCGTTCTCAACAGGCAGTCTCCGGGCAGTGTCCGTTGGCGAATGGCCGTGATGTTTCGGGCGACCATGGTGTCCATCGCTTCGCAGACCTCCTTGGCATGGCGCTTATAAAGGTCATATACCCTTTGGGCCACGCTACCAGGATTTCCATTCAGATGACGAAAAACCCGGCTCACCTCACTGTAGCGAGCAATGAACTGGGTGATGTCATCCTGATCCCGAACCTGATTGGCTCGTTCGAGATAGGCGGCAGCCATGATCTTGTCTTCATCCTTGCTTCTGCTTTGGGTGAAGATATCAGCCTTATAGGCTTCGACTGGATCGAATTGATCGGCCTTGGCCGCAAGCATGGCAAAACGCCTATCGATGCACTGGGAACATGTTCCGCAATGCGTATGGTGGTTGGTCATCTCCCAGGTGTGGGTACAGGTGGTCGACACCGCGATCATGTCCTGGCATCCGGCCTTGGTAATCACCTCGATGACATCGGCCTTGGTTTTCCAGATGTAGGGGGTCTCAATCGTGAAAGGTTCGCCAGCAACTAGGCTGATGATTTGCTGAAATCCTCGGATCACCTTGGGATGTGTGGTACGCGTGGCCCGCCCGCCAACCACCTGGGCGCAGACCGGAAGATTCAGACTGATGACGCCGTTTTCGTAAAAACGGACGCTTTTCAAGTTCAACATGCTTGCGATAGTTGCCCCGATGGATGCATAGAGGAAGGAGCGACTGCGTTGGGTGTAATCGTGGTTCAGCTCCTTGTTCTTGTTGACGCGGACGCCGATGTGTAGTGGGGCGTTTTCACCGGCCTTGTCGGCAATCATCTTTTCCAGTCGGTGGTGGCGCTTGTTGAGTTTCGGGGTCGACTTGTGGGTGACCAGGACGACCTTGTGTTTCTCATTGAGAACCTCGTCGATGGCTCCCGCCAATGAATCCAAACCTCCGGAGAACATCACAACCTGCTCAGGGTAACCAAAGAGTCTTCCGTCATCATTGAAATCGAGGTAGCTCTGGAATGAATGAGCCTCCTGCGATTTAACGAATTCGAAGTGGTAGTTGTCGTCTGACAGGAAGCCCAGTGTGGATCGCAGTGCCTGCTGGATTTCGGCTCCACTCCAAAAGCCTGGATTTCGCACCGGGATGATGAAGTGCAAATCCCTGCGCCAGCCATGACCAAAAGAATCAACGTCATCGGCTCCTCGGCGGGTGGCCTGATCGGCGCTGTAAATGTAGGTGGCAATTTCTAGCAGGTCCTGAAAGGCGTCCGGCACGTCCTTGCACATCTTTTTATGGATGTCCTCGATTCGGAGGGTAATCTTGTCTGGACCGTCGTTGCCCCAAAGTCGCAGACGCAGATCGCGGTCAGGATTTTCCTCAAATCCATCCGCCGGAGCGTTTCCACAGATAACGTATCGCTTATCTTGCATCGGCTCGCGCTCCTTCTTTCAATTCGTCCTTCATTTTCTTCAGCGCGTAGGAGGCGAAGCCGTTAGACGACTCCCTGGAAATGTCGTCGCCTTCTTCGTATCTGTGCTTCGAAAACCAGTCTGCCGAAAACTGTTTCACGATCAGGGATGCCTCTCTGCAGTGCGTTTCCAAGGCTTTCTCGAATTGATTCATTTCATTCATAGTGGCAAAACGCTGGCCCTCACCCAGATGGGTAGCCAGCGTTTTTGACAAGAAGTAGTTCATACTCTCGTTGGTAAGCTTTGAAAAAAATGTCTGAGACAGCTCTCCAAATTCCCGCTTCTTCCCGAGCGCCCCCAGTGCGCCCCGGACATCATCTGGCCCTGGCGTAAACAGAGACGGCAGCTTGGGGGAGATGTGCTCCACCAAAGCTCCAACCAATGCTCGCTGAGATATTTCAGCCAAGTCGGAAGAACGGCCACCATTTGACTCTAGCTTTCGGTCCAACGCTTCCGTGACGGCGGCGGCAACGTCAGGGAGAGATGTATCTTGAGGCAGGTTGATACCGACGGACTGCAGATGTTCACTGAAGTTATCCTTCTTCGCTGCAATGGCGAGCTGAGTCATCAGCCAAACGGCCTCGGTGTAACCTTCATCGTTGAGCACAAAGGAAAAGGCCTTATCGGCTGCTCTGATAGTGGCATTGGCGATTTGGGACACGTCGGCACCGGCCGTGATCAGGCCTACCACCTCTTTCCATGCCCTCGATCTTGGAAGAGTTCCAAGTCTGACGTGCCCCATGGCGTTCTCCTTATTTTTCGTAGCCCGGCATCGTTATTCGGGCCTCCTGATAACGACGATGCTCCGGGCCTTTCGAGCTTCTTTCTTCAAATAGCCTTTCTGGACCAATTGAGCGATCTGCTCGTGAGCGCTCGCATTGCTGATACCCAGGGCTTCCGATAACTCCTTCACTGTTGGCGGCAACCCCTTCTCATTGATGATTTCGCAAATGACCCTGAGCGTGTTCGCTTGAGGGTCCGTTATTTCTGAGGTCTTTTTCTTTCCCATGACGATTGCTCCGTGTCGTAGCAACTGAGCGGATTAAGCCCAATCTATGATCAAGAATATACGACCTGATGAATATCAGGTCAATAAAAAAGCAGGACTTTTCGTCTGATTCCGTCACCTTGCAAAGATCTCCGGTAAGTAACCAACGCAAGTCCGGATAGAGCCGGACGTAACCAGATAACCGACCAGAAGCGGAGCTGAGGCGGTTGTGGGTGCCATCAAACGCGCATCCCAACCGCCGACGTTTTCTGGCATCCACGCCCAGCCCCCGGGTCTAACCGGAGGTGTTCGATGTTGGATGTACAGGAGCTGAGAGATGAGCCGGGGGCGGAAATCCACGGCAAAGATGAAAACCCGGAACGGCTTTCGAGCGATGCCAGGCTCCAAGCTGCTGTTTCGATACTGGCAACGGCAGTCCTTCGTAGAAAGTCAAAAAAGTCATGTGGCGGCAGTGAGTTACAAATTTTCCAAGTTTCTTCGCCCGCGACCAGAGAAGGACTTGATTCGTTGCGCGAACAGAGCGTTCATTCATGACAACTCGTCCGGAACCTAAAATAAGGAGTTGAAAATGAATGAGTTACAGACAGCCGCCCCGAGCGGCAAAACCCAGGACCGAACCAGAAACTCGGTCTTGCGGCAGATGGCGCTGCTACAATCCATGAGCCTGGATCAGCTTCGCGAAAAGTGGTTCGACCTCTACGGAGGCGAACCGCCCCAATACAAGAAGCAATTCCTGGTCAAACGGCTGGGCTATCGCATCCAGGAGCTTTTCTACGGAGGGCTTTCCGAGGGGGCCAAGACACACCTCGGTCAGGTAGCCAAGGGCGATCTGGTGGCGACCGTCAACCGCCGCATTCCCGAAGAGCGAAATGCGAATGAGACCATCCTCCCGGGGACCAGGCTGGTGAGGATTTGGAATGACCAGCGCTACGAGGTGACCGTCCAAGCGGAGGGATATGAGTTCGGCGGACGCACGTTCCGGTCGCTCAGTGCGGTGGCAAGAGAGATCACCGGCACGCGGTGGAATGGGAAGGTTTTTTTCGGGTTGAAAAAGGTTTACGGCAAGAAAGCCGAAGGAGGAGCCAATGCTCGATAACGCCAATGTCGTGCCGGGCAGAAACAAGACTCTTCGCTGCGCCATCTATACGCGCAAGAGCCACGAAGAAGGACTCGAACAGGAATTCAACTCGTTGGATGCGCAACGGGAGTCGGCTGAGGCTTACATCGAAAGCCAGAGGATGCAGGGCTGGATAGCATTGCCGGACCGCTACGACGATGGCGGATTTTCCGGCGGCACCATGGAGCGCCCGGCGCTGCGCCGTCTGCTGGCAGATATCGACGCCGGGAAGATCGACATAATCGTGGTCTATAAGATCGACAGGCTTTCGCGCTCGCTGCTCGACTTCATGAAGATGATTGAGGTGTTCAACGAAAAGGGTGTCAGCTTTGTCTCGGTCACCCAGCACTTCAGCACCACCGATCCAACCGGCCGGATGTTTCTCGGTATCCTGATCACCTTTGCCCAGTACGAGCGGGAGGTCATCGCAGAGCGTATCCGGGACAAGGTGGCGGCCGCCAAGCGCCGGGGGAAATACTGCGGCGGTGTGCCAATCCTCGGTTACGACGTCGACCGAGAAAACAAGAAACTGCTGGTCAACCCGGATGAAGCCAAGACGGTGCAGTACATCTTCCGCCGGTTCATCCAGATCGGCTCGGCCAAGAAGTTGGGGCAGGAACTGAACGAGCAGGGATACCGCACCAAGGCCTGGACCACCAAGAAAGGCAAGGTGCGCGAAGGCTCCGAGTGGAATACCGCCCATATTTACCGGCTGCTGAACAACCGGATCTATATCGGCGAGATCGCCCATAAGGACCGCAGTTACCCCGGTGAGCAGGATGGGATCATCGACCGGGCGACCTGGGACAAGGTGCAGGCCAGCCTGGCAGACAACAAACCGGTCAAGATTTCCATGGCCAGAACCAAAATGGTCGCCCCTCTGAAAGGCGTCATCCGCTGCGGCCACTGCGGATGCTCGATGGGGCCGACCTACACCCGCAAAAACGGTCGCCACTACACCTATTACATCTGCGAGAAAGACAGCAAACGGACTGTGAGCCGCTGCCCGCTCAAACGGATTCCCGCCGGGGACATCGAGCAGGCCGTGGTCGAGCAGTTGAGCGCGGTGTTTCGCACGCCGACGCTGGTGGCCAAGACCTACTTCGCGGCCCGTGACATCGAGCAGGCGGAGCGGGAGCGGCTGTTCAAACAGAAAACCCAACTCGAAAAGGAACTGTCACAGGCTCGGGAGCAAGCCATCGAACTGATGAAACCCGGCAACGATCAGCCGGGCAAGGCCGAAATGCTGACGACCGTCAACCGCCAGGCGGTCGAGCTCTCGAAACAACTGACGCATGTGAGCGAGCGATGCAAAGCCTACCAGGGGAACAGCATCACGGAGGTGGATGTCTCGGAGTCCTTCCAGAATGTCGAGGGCTTCTGGGAGGACCTTTTTCCGATAGAGCGGAACCGGCTGATCCGCCTCCTGGTAGACAGAGTCGAGATTCGCGAGACCGGAATCGACATGGAGCTGCGCACCAACGGGCTGACGACACTCATCGCCGAGCTGGCCGGTCTGGCCTGCGAAGTCACTGAACGGAGGGCAAGCCGATGA